ATGAAATCGGCATTACTTGGCATAACGCTGTTGGCAACCGCGACCGGTGCGCTGGCGGCAGATCAACTGGTGAACATCACCAAGCTGGAATACGGCAAACAGTGGGCGTTTACCAAAGAAGAAGTGACGCTGCAATGCCGCAGCGGCGGTGCACTGTTCGTGCTCAACAACAGCACGCTGATGCAGTACCCGCTCAACGAAGCCGCAGAGGTGCAGGTGAAAGCAGGGCAGCAGCGCGCCCAGCCGCTGGAGGTGATCCTGCTCGATGACGCCGCCAATCCGGGCCATAAAATGAGTGTTGAGCCGTACCGTGAACGCGCCGAGAAGCTCTGCGCGAACTAATCGCTTATCACACAATGACTTAGTTTGGGGTTAACCGGTGATGGAAATTGCGCCGAATTAATTTCACTGCGAAACTATCACTTGCCGTGTGGCTGGCTGGCAAAAATAGCGCGGTAAGCTACTCTTAAAGTGCACGGCTGAACAAGCTTTGCACAAAATGCCAACTTTTAGCGCACGGCTCTCTCCCAAGAGCCATTTCCCTAGACCGAATATAGGAATCGTATTCGGTCTTTTTTTATTTTCCTTTAAAATCAATTACTTATTTCGTTAATTCCGAAATTCTCCGAAATTTCTCCGAATTTCCATACCCGGTCTTTTTTGTTATTACAGCAAGGTAAACACTTTTTCACGCACATCCAAGTACTTTTCTGTCATTTTTTCTGACTTATGGCCGAGCAGTTTTTGTGCAAAATCTTTGCCGTATGCTTTCTCATAAAGACGCCCGGCGAGGCTCCGGATCTCGTGAAATGTTGGCGGATTATCGCTCAACTCAATCCCGGCATTTTTGCGTGCTTTCACGAATCCTTTGGTCAGGCTGTCCGGATGAACTGAACCATCTGGGCTATTTTTTCGAATGCCGGCACTCACCAAATAATCACAGCGGCTGACTAGGCGGCATCGGTCGATCACAGTACCAAGTTTCAGACCTGCGCTGTTCAGCGCCAGTGACAATGGTATGGCGATCATCGCCCCGGTTTTCACCTGGATTATATGTAACCGGTCATCATAAATATCGCTAAACCTCATACCGGCAATGTCCTCGCGTCGTTGCCCGGTTACCAAGGCCAAATCTATTGCAAGACTGAACCATGCAGGCTGTTGTTCTGCCGCATGGTGAATGCTTTGAAACTGTTCAAGCGCCAGGCGTTGGCGTGACACTTCAACTTTTGGCGCTCTGGTTGGTTCTACAGGATTGACTGAAACGTGCCCCTCCACGATAGCCTCCCTGAACATATCTGAAAGCACCGAACGTAATGTTCCCGCCATAGTTTTCTTCCCCTCAACAATCCACGGTTCTAAAAATTGCGCGATGTGTCGCGTTGTGATCTGTGAAAGCACCATATCCCCCATTTTTGTACCGATAGTTTTCATGTGGCCGGCCCTAACCTTATAGGTGTTTGCTGCCAGATCCCGGCGTTGCAATATCACCTCGTAACGTTCCAGCCATTCGGCGAGGGTAAATTCATGCTTACCCATTAACTTTTCCATCAGAGCAACCGGGGTGAATTGTTGCTCGATATAATTATTGGCCTCGATAGCTTGGGCAATCGCATCCCTGCGAGAAATTTGCCCAAGAGGGATCTCCACTTTCGTTGCAGGGTTCCGCCATGCGAATGATTTGCTGCTTCTGCGATAAGTCAGATTTTTGGGTAAATTAGCGTCGTATCTTTTTCTCTGACTCATTGATTAATCTCTCCAACAACGGACTTTTTTTACCAATGCGGCCATTAGGCTGATGTCGCTCTAACTTCATACCGCATTTTTTTGGTTTGATATAAAAGGCATCGGGATCAACTTTGTACTCGCGTCCTTCCAGTTCTGGTGCGGGGTAAATGTTTCCATTTCTCACCCATCGCCTCAGTGTTCCTACACTTGGTGGCTCGTCGTAGTATTTGTTCGCCCATTTGATCAGAGAAAGTTTTTGCATACTCACCTCATGACCGGCCTGTACTGTACGTTTTTGGCCGGAGTAAAACTGAATCATGAAATTCACTTACGGTCAGCTTTCAGGAGAACCACCGAAACGCTGGTACCGTCGAACTCGTTATCAATAAGGCCCGACCAGGAACAGGACCACCCGGGCAAAATATCTTTCCTCTGCATCCCACTGGGCAGGATCGCCACTAAGCGGCCACCCGCGTTGACCAGGCTTGCTGCTGCTTCTACGTGGGCTTTGGCGCGTCCTTCGCTGAAAGGTGGGTTCATCACTACCTTGTCGAAGCGTTTGTCGGTGGTTTCGGCCCATTTGATGAAGTCGGCCCGTTCAACGGTCAGGCCTTTAGCTTCCAGAACGCGGCAATGCAGGGCAGATATTTCTACGCAGTAGGTTTGGTCTGCCGGCATCAATACGGCAATACTTCCGGTTCCAGCGCTCGGCTCCAGGCATTTATCTTCCGGCTGTATTTCAGCTTCGGAGACAGCCCAATCAGCTAGGGATTCTGGGGTAGGGTAATACTGGTGCGATTTCTGGTCAGGGATGCAGCCAGAGGCTATGATCTCATCTAAGGCGCTGCCCGGTTCGTAGTCGAACTCCCAGATCGCGATATTATTGTGCGGCCCGGCCATTACCTTCACTCCACCGAGGGTTTGCAGTACTGCTTCTGCCTGCGCCCGGACTGCTTTATCGTTACCGCCGTTATAACTAAATGCTCGATTGAACGGGTTCGTCGTCAGAGGTTGGCGCGGCTCTTCCCATCGATCGGCACGCCATGGTGTATGACGCTCGGCTTTCATTGCTGCGAGTTCACCAAGAACAACAAACGGCAATGGTTTAGCCATCATCACGAAGTCTTTGAGCTTGCGCTTCGGTTTCTGGCGGAACTGCGGCGGGATCGCCATCGGGTACAGGTGCGCCAGAATGCAGTTCAGCCGCCACGCCATTTCAGGATGGACTTCCAGATGCGCCGTGCCTTTCAGATAGGCACGAATGCGCAGCGCACCACCGTCAATTGTCACCCACTCGCCGTGACGATGACGAGCCGTGTACAGCACGGTATCGGTTGCCGCCCACTTCGGCTCGTCGCGCCCCATGAATTTGGCGATGATAATGCGCAGATCCTGAATGTAGCCTGCTGTTCTGTATTCTGTGTGTCCGTACTCGTTGAACACCCGAGCGATGATCATGCGCTTACCAAAACCTTCAGGCCGGTTTGTAACGTGGTCACCGGACAGGGCGCGGAAAATGCCGTCCACGCGCTCAGAGAAAAACTTTTGCCGCGAGTTCAACAATTCCATGATTGTTGGCCGCACTGTTTCCTCTTCGAAATCTGGGGTCTTCATTTCCCGGATCTGGTCGTTCCACTCCGTACGGCGGTTATTCGGCATGTGCTCGTAAACGTCGGTCATATTCAGTGCTTTTTGCCAGAAGGTGGAGTTCAGGCTGGCGATGGCTCCTTCGAGTTTAAAAAGTTCGCCGACACTCCTAATATAATGTCGGCGATCCTGATTCCCCTCCAAGAAGTGATGAACCGATGCATGGTGCGAATTAATCAACCCAGCCATCATTTCTATATCTGCCCGGAGTTGCTTGTACTGGCCGATAAGAGAATCAACCAGGTCGGTAGATGCAGGGGCGAAAAACGCCCCGTCTAATACTTCACCGTATAGGGTTTCGATTACTTCGCTCATGATCCGCTGACCTTAGGTGCCGTGGGTAGTGGCATCCAGTGGGTGATCTCTCGGCCTTGCGTCGGCGTTCTGGGAAACTCATCTGGATAAAGCACACCCCCTTCCATTTCAGCGCAGTAGATAATCCCGCCCTCTTGGCACACAAGTACCACGTCGCCTTCTTCCGGCATCGTCTCATCGCATGGGATCCAGCCCCCGGCTGTGGTGCTGGTGGTTGGCTTAGCCTTTCCATTACCTTTAACGAAGACGATCCAGTGTGTTTTATCGTTCTTGCCGGTGCGCTGCCAGATAGCCGGTTTCTCATCGGTTAGGGCGATGATCTGGCTAACCGGTATCTGTGTTTCGTTCCATTTGAAGATCAGCACGCCGTGTGGCCGCAACACGCGGAATGCCTCACTGAACCCAGCACGAAGGTCATTACGCCAAGTGCTACGGTCGAGCTTCCCGTATTTCTTACCCTGCCAACCTTTAGGCCCTACGCGCTCCAGGTGGGGCGGATCGAATACGACAACAGAGAAGGTGCAATCGGCGAACGGTAGCGCGGTGAAGTCGGCGATCAGGTTCGGGGTAATAACCAGTGGGCGACCGTCACACAATGTGTGTTTTTCGCTACGCTTATCGATGAATACAACCCGCTCATCCTGCTTATCGAACCAGAACATGCGGGAGCCGCAGCACATATCCAGGATAGATAACTCGCTCATGGCTGTACCTTTTTCCCTTCAAACTTAGTGCCGCAGAAAGGGCAATAAGACATGAGCACGCTGTTTTCCAGATTGGTGCAACGTACTTCTGGCGAGCCGTTTTTCTTTGCTTTGCGATAGCGGAAAACGTACCTGAGAGAAACTGGCGACCAATCTCCCGCGGCAAAAACAAACCCCTGATTCTGGAAACCGGACTCTTCGACTTCTACGCAGTTATCTTTAACCGCATCACGGAAGCGCTGATCAAAGTCGCCACTCAATTTTTCAAAGCACTTACAGGCCATTAGCGATCTCCTTTTTCAAATCAATAGCGCGGCATTTACGGCCCAGATACCAACCCCGACGAAGCCAGCGGCGGATCTTACGCATGGATTTTTTGTCACTCCGGACAAGCTCGGGGTAGCCGCCATATTTCACAGTACGAGGGCCGCGTTTTAGGTCAGCATCTTCAAACCCGCACTCAATGATTTCCTCGCGGTAATACGCAAGCCATTGCTGGAGGTTGCAACTAGGGCAGGGGATTTCTCCACCGATATCAAGCCATTTCCCGTGACCGCTATCGGCATCCCAGAGGTAACCATCACAACAGATACTGTCCGGGTAATGAGCGCCGAACTCGTAACCTTGGTAACCGCAACTCATAGCTTGGACTCCTGTTTGAATGTCGTTACAGCCCGGACCATAGCTGTGTCATCGTCAGTGGTACGCGGTGCTCCTGGCATCACGGAGCGGAACGCGGCGAACCGACCATCCCAGATAAGGCGGTCCCACTCACCGCCGCTGTCTTTGTAGATAATGAGCGCCGGCAGCGTGCCTAAGATGGCCTGGAGTTCGGACAATACTCGTTCTGCGCCGTTGGTCACGGTCATGGTTGGATTGGCATCGTCATACAGATCCCATATGCGCAGGAGCTGAACGCCGTCGTATACGGACAATTCAGAGCGGTACACCGGTTTATTGCTCATCGGCGCTTTCCTTGCTGATCGCTTGTTTCAACACGTCGGCATACCAAACCTTGTTGCAATACTGGAATATGTCTTCTTCTCGCTGAATCCATATTCCTGGTGCAATGGCAAAGGCGATCGCCTTACGCATGGCTTGGTTCTCCTTCATCAACTGCTTTATATCGCCGTTAGCCAGCATCACTCCGGGGATCTTTCCGTTTTCAATCAGGGAATACATTCGGTTGGCAAAAATTTCGCGACCTTCGCGGTGGTGTAATTCAGATGCGGAGGCAATCGCCTCAATAATTTCTTCTCTGTTCATTTTTTCGGTGCCCTATTATTTGATGTTTGCGGGGTATTTATTCCCGGAGGCAACTCTATAATTCCGAAGTGCCGCCGGTACCCGTTGCGCATTTGCCAGATAATTTCTTTTGTGTGGTCTTTAAAATCATCAGGCTTTGTTCTTCGTGGGAATAAAAGTCTGTCGCCGTCGTCATTCATATTTGCCGTCTCAGTAAGCGGCCATTGCTGGCCGCATCTGGCTTAACGCACTTGTAAAGTTGGTGAACCTGTATCGAGGTGAGCGCCGGGGATCGATTTGAGCAATTCCGGATCTGGTTCTTCGCCGGCAGCGCGGGCCGCTTCGATTTTTGTGGACAGAGCCTGCAATGCTTTCTTCAGTTCGTCGTTCTTTGTGGTGGTGACCACTTCGGTATGAGACTCGACAAACTCGTCCGGTAACAAATCCACATCGTCAATAACAAGGCTGGTGCTGCCTTTCCGGGCGGTGAATGTATTCAAGGTCGTTTTGAACGTTGTACGATCGGACAGTTGGAGGCATTCCAGCAGATACTTTTTGAGCGCGAAGGACTGGCGATCCCAATGCTTTTTGCGTTCAGACATACGAGCTGCTTCTTTCTTGCAAGCCTCGGCCTTGGCATCGAAATCACGGATAACGCGCATGGTGGCGTCGAATTTATCCTCCATCATCCCTTCAATACCTTCGAGGGTATCGGCGATCATTTCTGGGGTGAGATCCCCGCCATCAGCGGCGAGAGATTCCAGTTTGCTAATTTCTAAGGCTAAATCGATTGTGCGAGCGCTCATGCGGCTTTCTCCTGCAATTTAGTGAGGCATTCGGATTTAACTTCTTCGAGGCGGCGCAAGCGGCCTTCAAGGTATTTGGCGTATTCGGTGTCACCCCTTTCGCGAGCATCTTTGAGGTGAATGCCCATGACGCGAGTGAGCGATGAAGCAATGCCGGATATTTCATTCGGTGTAACCGCGTCCCGCATGCTTTTGGTGTTGGCTTTGAATTTCTCGTCCAGTTCTTTACGAATGAGCGTTACATCCTCGGCCTTATCACTGGCATTAATGAGATCGAACCGAATGGCGTTCTCTTGCTTATATTCGGCCTGGTCATACAGCCCCAGCCACACATCAGCGGAGAAGCCGAGAAGAGAGAGTGCTTTCTTGATGGCATCGGTGAGTGATTTCTTCTGCGCCTCACCATCACAAGTAATTCCGTGCTTGGTTTTGTATAGGTATTTTGTAGCGCCATATGCTTCAACTTCGCCGCGTACATCCCCTTCGATGGCGTACCAAAATTTAATTTTGATGCTGTGGTTTTGTTCTGTAATCAGAGTGCCGTCACCATCTCGCAATATGCGGTTGCCGATAAATTTCTTATCTTCGTAGATGGCTTCGCTCATTGGTGCACCGGGGATCATGCGATCTTCTATTACTTCGAAACCCCAACCGGTACCGACGGGCCCGAAGATTTCAGTTGCACGCATAATCATGTACTCAGCGTTGATGCTCGTTCCGTCAAAGCCAGCACCAGCAAGGTCTTTTGTGTAGCGCGGATCGGTACGCATGACACTGCGCCAGATTTTGAGGTTATCTCGGCTCTCTCCTTCTTTCTCAGCGAGGTCTTTTTCCAGATCGGAAGCGATGGATTGGAAAGCAGGTGCCTGCGGTTGTGCCGCTACTACTTCTGTTTTTACGACCTCATTTGAGGGGGCTGCGGCTTCTGGCTCGGGTTGCTTCGTTACCAAGCCTTCGACCGAGTAGAGACCGTCCCCATGGCTTTTCACCACGCCCTGTTCGTCAGTGTTTTTCTGCGGTACCGGCGGGTTATCTTTCAACGCCTGGTATTCTTCTTTGGTGATTTCTTCGCAGCCCTGAGCGATCACGGCTTCCAGTTTTGCCAGTTTATTTGCGCGACCAACTTGCCCGTCGGCGGTGCGGTAGTAAAACGGGCCAGTGCGTTCTACCGGTGTTCCATCTTCCAGATTTTCCGACGCAACGTTCGTATCTGGTTGTTGTGCTCCCACTGTGCCGATCGCTGTCTGCTCATCTGCCAGTGCGCCAGCAGCGCTCGCCGAGTTCTGTTCGCTTTCTTCATTGCTATAAGTCTCACCAGTGATCCCACAGGCAACAGCAACAATGTGCGGGTCTGGGTTAACGTGATCGGTTTCAGTCAGTGTTTTATTAATGTACTCAGCCAATTTACCCGGCGTGGCTTCGATGTTGTCCGGCGCGGTTTTAACGGAGTAGATAATCATTGCGCGGGAAAAGTCCAAGATGCCTGGCGAATTGCGGTATACGCTGAACAGCGCAGGGAATGGGCGCTCTTTCAGTTTGATGATCTCGCGGGCGCGGTTAATGTATGCTCCGCGCAGGTTGTAGATATCGAAATCCATAGCACGGGCAACGAGGCCAAGAGCAACTTCAAGCTCGAGTGAGTCGAAATCGTGTTTAAAGCCTTCACCGCGATCTGTCAGGTTGCCGCCGCCGGCAGTTGCACCAGAAGGTACACGCAACTTTTCTTCAGCGGCGTTCTGACGCGCAGTGTCGACCAGGGATACCGGTGCAGAAGTATCCTTGCGCTCTTCGTTGCGTTGTTTTAACCAGCCAGCCAACACCGCTTTGATCTCAGGCCACTTTTTAGTGGGAGGGCATTTCTCGCGGATATAATCGATAGCCTCAATAATGCGTTCGGGGTACATGGCGGCAACGGCTGGCGTTTTTATGATGGCATCGGCGATGTGGCTATCAAAAGTGTTCGCGCCATCCTCTTCAATTGCACCGGTCAACTGGTCACTGGTGATTTCGGTGGTGCGGTACTTAACAAGCACAGCTACGCGAAGAGACGCGGATAATTTACCGAACTCAACCGGTTTGACTTGGGTGGTTGGTATGGGATGGCCCACTTCGTCATTCCATTCAAATTCGTAGAGGAAATCCTCGTCCCAAAATTCAAATTTAGAGCAGGGAATGCCGCCGGCACAAACGTAAATTTTCAGCTCGAATTCGGTATCGTCGGCGTCTGGGAATTGCTCCATGAAATACAGGGTGGCTTTTGCTCGAGCCTGTTTCTCATTCGCCGCATAAAAGGAATAAGCGACTCGACGAGCGCCATTTTCTTCAACGGCCTGTTCGCTGGGATACCAGCAGGATACATATAATTGTTTGTCAGACATTTTATTCTCCATTCTTTACGGATTCATAAGTGGTAATTAATTTTTTCGCTATATCTTCGGGTAAAACGTGATAGAGACTTTCTTGGTCACAAACTTCCAATTGCCCAATCATGTAAATAGCTAGTTCCTCAGTGGTGAGGTAACCATTGGCTAATAACTCCATGATCATTTTTTTCATTGCACTGGGTGCGATGCTTAATGTGACTTCATCACCGTTGGTTAGTGATAGTTTTTTAAATGCGAGTGTTATATCCAATTTTCATCCCTCATTTATCAGGTTGAATACTCGTTAAGTACTCATGCTGATAAATGCCCCGCGTTAACGGGGCGCAGAAATCAATTTACTGAGCGCGAGCTGTTCATGGCTGACTTCATAAGTGCAGCCATAATCGCACCTTCAAAAAGGGAGTCGCGTTTATTTCCCGCTTTAGCAAGTTCAACGCCTTCGACTGGGACTCCGGTATGTGCTGAGAAGAGTGCTTTCGCTGCACAGGTAACACAGTCGACCTCTGGGCATTCACCAGCAGAAGTAAATGGGGTAACTGTTTCGTCGTTAATTGCGATGTACCCAATGGTATTACCCGCAATGCTGATTTGGCGGACTTCACGATCTGCCATTTTGATAACAACATCAGATTTAAACTCAACTGCAAAATTTAATGATTCCATGATTAGCTCCAGAATAAATTTAGATTGTGATAATCCCTACCGGGTTATCGGTATTTAAAAAAGGTATCTAATTACAACTATAAATCGCGGTCGGTATTACATCCGCAAACATCAATTTGAATTATAAAGGGGATAACTAATCCCATAGCAACTACTGAAACAACAACGAAAGTTAAAAATGATATTAATAGTAAGGTTTGTGTGTCCATACTTACCCATACAATCAGTGAATTAATGGTTGACCACGTTTGTCCAAGCAAATTTCCACCATCAGGTCAGTAATGCGAATAGCTTCATATAAATTGAATAAATATAACTTCCCGCCTTTATTTACTGATGCACGCCACGTTTTCCCTTGGTGTTTCACTAACATGCCTGGCGCTACGCATTGGCGGATAACTTCTTGTGTTCCGTACATTATCTTTCCTCCAACTTGATATGCTTTTGTTAATTTCTAACCTCGTAGGGTGCGACGAATGCTAGCTTCTGGCGAAAGAGGCGATTGAATAACACCCGTACTTCATGTCTGCGAGTGAGAGCCAGCCTAGGCAGTAGCGTTTGGCGCACTCAATATTGATACTCGATACAGGACGGCCAACATGAAATCGACCGTAGCTGCCTGGTTTGTCGGTGACTCCTGAAATGACCTTGCCCAAAACAGTCTTTTTAGCTGTGGCCATTGGGGGGGTAATCGTCATGTTCATCTCCAGCGCTTCAGTGTGAGCGATTTCGATAGCTGCGTTAAACTCCATAAAATATTGAGAGAGCCATTTAACGTAACTACTGAAGGCCTTCTCAAAAGCTGCTGAGCCGTCCTTGTGCAGGGACAAGAATGCATTTGGTGCACCATATTGGTTCAGCACCAGCGCGGTTTTGCCACCATTGCGCCCCTGAACATAGACATTTGCGCTGACGTTAGCGCGGCACTCATTCAGGATTGAGAAAAATTTAGCCTTGTTCATCGTGTAACCCTCTGCTGTGTGGTTTGCCTTTGTCGCCAGGCTGGCGGAACTTGTTAACTGAGAAATCACTGTGTGGTTTCGATGGGATGAGATTAGCTATTGCTAAGAATTAGATCAACAAGAAAATAAGCTATAACTTGAAAAAGTGGCAAAAAAAACCATAACGCATTGAAAAATATTGCGTTATTTTTTTTGGCTGCGTTTCTTCGCTTTTAAGAGTTCTTCGAGCAGATTTTGGTTGTTTACGACCCTGGCTCGGAGTTCGTTAAGAAACTCATCTTGCTCTGTATCCGTTATCGCGTTGAACAGATCAAATAACTCCTGCTGGCGTTCGTCCAGTTGGACCAGTTCGTCACTCGGTTCTTCTGGAGTTTTACTCTCATCTCCAAAAAGAATCCAAGCAGATGGGCACCTGAGAACTTTGCATAAGGCGTGCAGATTCTTCCCTGTCGGCTCACTGGTATCCCTTTCCCACTGAGACACCGATACATCGGAGATCTTTAAGGCTTTTGCGAGGGATTTTTGTGTCAGACCAAGGCTTTTGCGACGAGAGCGGATGCGCTCTCCAATAGTCATATCTTGTATTGTCATAGTTAGCTAATACTAATATCCCTTGATCAAGTTATGGCTTGTGTATATCTTATTAGCTATGGCTAATTTATGAGGTTGAAGTATGTACACAAGGGATGCGCTCAAGTTTTTTGGAAGTAAAAGCAAGCTGGCATTAGCAGCAGGAGTCAAACTTCCGTCGATCTATAAATGGGGTGAACTTGTTCCGGAAGGTAGAGCAATGCGCCTTCAGACGGCTTCCAATGGGTCGTTAGTTTATGACCCAAGATGTTACGACAGTCATGTTAAAGCAAAAAGGGAAGGGGAACTGAATCATGAAAATCAGTCCTCCGATTGAGGCCGTAGCCGCCGAACTGGAGGCTTGGGCACTTGAGGATGGTTGGAAATCTGTCGGGATGGCTATAGCGGATCAATATCACGCCTCCGGTGGTGGGGACATTCTGCCGACCACTGATACCGGGAAGGGACTGGTTAACGCCACTCAGCGCGTAAAGCGGATATTTCGCGGTTACGACGGCCCAAGGTATGCGCCTCAGGCGGAAAAGTTAAAAGCTGCGGCGCTGGCTGTTATGCCGGCAGAGCGCCGGGCTCGCATTGAATCGCCTACGGATCCTGTGTGGTTGGCTGCGGTGGCAGCGCGAGAAGGGATCGAGGCGGTCAACGCTGTAAATCTGGGGGCGGCACCAGCTACAGCGCTGAAAGAAATCAACGACGCCATATCTGCGTTCATTGCTATCAAATCAGCGATCGAGCTGCTTTGTTGCACTGATGCGCGGGAAGTATACCGGAGTAGTTATGCGTGATTACGGCAAAGTGCATACATCATTTTGGATTAGCGATGGCATGCGTCAGGTATCTGATGATGCACGACTGCTGGCTTTATATCTGCTGACTGGGCAGCACACCAACATGATCGGGTGTTTCCGTCTACCTGATGGTTATGTTTCGGAAGACTTGGGTTGGCCTTTCGAAAGGGTTTCGAAAGGGTTTGATGAGCTATCAAGTAACGGTTTCGCAACCCGTGATTCAACTTCGAAATGGGTGCTTATTCGTAACTTTATGGAATGGAACTCGATAGACAATCCCAATCAGGGAATTTCGGCACTGCGGCTGTTTACTCAGGTTCCAGATAATACCAGCTTAAAACCACTATTGGCGCGGGTTCTGGCTAATGCCATATCTCACATTGACTCGGCGAAATTAAAGGGTTCTGAAAGGGTTATTAAACCGTTCCTTAATCAGGAACAGGATCAGGAACAGAATAATAAAACCCCACACAACCCGCAGGCGCGGGAAAGTGATTCTTCGTCTGACGATCAGCCATTCCAGATATTTGACGGTTGGTCGCCAGCAGGATTATCGCAACAGGAATATACCCAGGCAGAGTTGGAAAATTTTGTTTTGTTCTGGCATGCCGGAGGGCAGGTATTCAACCAAGCCCAGTGGGAGCAAAAATTCGCTAGGAGTGTTCAACGCTACCGAGAACACGCAAAAACCAAAAAGTCAGGAGGTTCACATGCAAAACAAAACACCACGAATGCCAACGCCTTCGAGCAGGTACGGGCCGGACACAACGAGTGGCGGATCAGCCAAGGCTTGGCTCCTCTGGGAGACGATGACGAAGCTGTATGGCCCCAAGTGGACCCGAAAGAACGGGGCGGCACCCTCCACGATTTGGACCCAGACGATTTCACGGTTCTCGGATGAGCAGTTGGATTTTGCCGTGAAGCGCTGCCTGACCCGTTGCGATGAGGGAAACCATTGGCCCCCTGATTTGGCGGAGTTTATCGCCATCGTTGGTGAATGCGGAGCTAATCCGTTCGGGCTATCTGTTGGGGATGTGGTGGCTGAGTACGAGCGCTGGCGCAATGAGTCCTGGCGCTATGACAGCGCCGAGAGTTTCAACTGGCATCACCCGGTACTGTTCCAGATTTGCACTGAAATTCGCCGGATTGGCGTTGAGCGAAAGCTGAGACAAAACGAGTTAGTCACATTGGCCGGGCGGCAGTTAGCGAAATGGGCGAAGCAGGTGGCTCTTGGGTATTCCGTACCACCGATCCGTAGGGCTAAAGCACTCGAACACCGTCCTCCGGGAGAATCGCAAGTAGCGGACAAAGACGGCCGTTATCAGCAAAAGGGTAGGGAAATGCTGGCAAGGATCCGCGCTGGCATGGGTAACAAAAACACAAAATAATTGGGAGAAAATTAATGAGCAGAATTACAACCAGACAACTCGTCGAACTGATCCAGGGTAAGGATCTGAACACCAGCGAAATTTATGCGCTGGTGCAGGAGGCATACCCCGGTAATAACCTGACCAGCAACGTGCTGATCACTCGGCTGAAATCTATGGCCTCATCCCCTAACGTTGAAATTATCGTCAAAGGTCGTGGGGCTAAGGCACGTTACAAACTGATCAGCACCACTGAGAGATATCTGGAGTTGGCGGAAATTAATTATCGGTCGAATGCCCAGCCGGTCAGGTCAGACAAGACACTTTGGCATTTCAATCCCGTAGAGCTGCGTTTCTGCCACATGCACAAGCTGTTTGATCAGGTGCTGGCCAGCGTGCGCGGGAGGGCGTCAGCATGAGTATCGCATTTAAAGCAATGACCTTTGCACGCAAGGCGCACGCCGCACAGCGGCGTAAGTACACTAATAACCCATATATCGACCACTTGGCCGAGGTGGCAGGGATCGTTGCAACGGTGACTGATAATCTCTCTTCTCAAATTATGGTGGCCACGGCATGGTTGCATGATTGCGTTGAAGATCAAGGCGTAACTGAGAACGAATTGAGGGAGCGATTCGGTTCTATTGTAGCCTCTGGCGTTATGCTGTTGTCCGATTTAGAAACCGGAAATCGTGCCGAACGGAAGGCTGCTAGCCGTGTCCGTCTTGCTGCCGCGCCAAGATGGGTGCAGACCATCAAAGTTGCTGACCTGATAAGTAATACGGCCAGCATTGTAGATCACGATCCGAAATTTGCCGTTGTATATCTGGAAGAAAAACGCCTGCTATTGGAGGTAATGACTAATGCCGATCCGCGCCTGATGGAGATTGCCAGGGAACAGAGTTTTTTAGTGGAGGAAGGAAGCTGATGAAAAACAAACTTGCCGATCTGGTAAATCACCAGTTCATGATGCTGGAGAACCTCACCGATCCATCATTGAAAGGTGAAGCGTTGTTGGAAGAAATTTCTCGTGCTAAGGCTGTATCGGAAGTGGCGGGAACGATGATTCAGACATACCGCGTGGCGCTGGATGCACAGAAAGCCGTGTATGACGGCTATGCCGGCCGAGTGCCGAGAGTATTGGGGATCGAAGAATGAGCCAAAAATATACGGACGCGCAAAATTTATTCCTGAAAACCCATTGCAAAGGGAAAACATTTCGTGAAATTACCGATTTGTTCAACTACGAATTTGGGACAAATAAAAGACCAGGAACGATGAGGGAGGTGTTACGTCAACGTGGGTTAGATCGGTATGCTGCAAAACAATATCGTTATAGCGATCAGCAATTAACTTACCTTTTTGCTAATAGGGCTGTTGGGTGGAAAAATTTAACGCAGATGTTTAATGAGCGGTTTGGCGCGAAAAAATCCGTTGACTCTATCAAGGACGTAATGGCTAGCAGGGGGTGGAATCAGAAATGTAGGCACGGAACAGGGAAGGGGCTGAAATATATTTATGCTAATGGTAAAAGAATGCGCATCGACGTTTACGTATGGGAGTGTGTCAACGGGCCGCTTCCCACAGGTTACGGCGTTATTCATTTGGATAATGATGTGCAAAATAACCAGATTGGTAATCTCCGGCTCGCACCGTTGCACATCAAATCGATGTTCATACGAGCAGGCTATGCCGATGCACCGAAAGTCTTGGCACCAGGGCTATACGCAACGGTGATGCTGAAGAACCTGATTGGAAAAATTGAGAGGAGACAATCTGGGCAGGGGGCAAAGCGTGGACAATAAGTTTAGAAAATTAGCCCGGGAAATTGTGGAGGAGCTGGTCGATTGTGGTTGTGCGGACCCAGAACCTGTTCAGCAATATCTTACATGGACAGAGAGGAAGCTACGTTCCGCCCTGTTGGCAGAGCTGGAAGAGAAAGAGAAGCGCATCGCTGAACTGGAAGCCATAGCCACCGATTACGCTGGCAAATTTCAGAAAGCGCAGGATGCAGCCAAACACCTGATCATCATGAATGACAGCGCTCAAGTTGAAATCGCACACCTGAAGGTGATGCTGGCTACGCCGGTGCGGTTGCCTGATGCTTATCAAACATCGTGTAGTGAGTCCGAAAAGTATCTATGCCCGGTTGAAGTAGCTGAAGCTATCCGCGCCGCTGGCTTCAAGTGCGTGGGGGATGAATAGATGACCTTCAATCAATGGCTTGAATCAGAAAACAGATTCCCGTCAGATCGCCTGCGTATCGATCTGAAAGCTGCATGGGATGCCGCGCAAGCCAATGACCGGCTGCGAAAGCCAAGAAGGAAGAAGAAATCATTACCGGTTATCGTACCGAAATCCGTTTACCTGGTTATCTACGAGCAATGTGAAGGGTTCGTGGAGGTTGGTGCAGACCCGCAGGTGATATGGGATGCCTGCCGTGCAGCTCTGGAAGAGGTACAAATCGATGAATAAAGTGAGTAACCCACTGATATTCGATATACTCCCCGGCGGGTGCTTGAGACTATCTGTCTCGAGCATTAGCAAAAGGCAGATAGAGAAAAGCCCCAAGTGACTTTAACATCAACTTGAGGCCCCTTATGCTTCGCAACGTAAAGGTAGCCTCTTACATGCCGAAAGGCAAGGAGAAGAAGGCTATGAAGCAGCAAAAGGCGATGATAATCGCCCTTATCGTCCTCTGCATTACCGTGATAATGGTGGTGCTGGTTACACGAAAAGACCTTTGTGAGGTTCGTTTCCGAAACGGCCAGGCGGAGGTTGCTGTCTTCACAGCTTACGAATCTGAGTAAGAGCAATCGGCGGGGAGAAATCCCCGCCACTCTTTGTTGTTGGGCGTAGGCTCTCAAGCACCCATTCATCACTCCTATTGAACTGAGAGCCTCGCAATTTTCGCTTCGTCTTTTACTCGTCATCAACGCACAAAAAACAAACAACTGATTGAATTTTATCGACTTGATCAAAAACACCACAATCAGCACTGGAGAATATTACTGTAATTATATACAGTGTTTATATGCTCCCTATCTCAAATCGGTCCCAGGGCGTTTGAGATTATCAGGGGTATCGGCTTAACTATCGGAACGCGCGAAGGAAAGTAACGGACCCCCTCGAACATGCTGGAGAGAGTAATGATCATACCTGACCACTTGGTTCGTGGCCTAAGTAACAGCACAAGACCTGTTGTGCTTTACAGGAACGAACGCGGCGATTTTATTTATGGTTTTGTCATGCGTCCTGACGAATTTGTAACCAGCTTAAAACAAATGGGCGAAGCGCGGAAAATGGCAGGGTTACCGACTGTTGATGATGCCGGTAATCCGCTATAATCTATAGACAGGCCTGAACAGCCTACTGAGAAGTTACTGTGCCACCGGAGTATTCAGATGGCACAGATCCAGCTACAAAAGATTGGCCCTGCAATCCTGACCCCGGCAACGCCCGAGGCCAGCGAATTTTTACAGCGTATTAGGCTCGGCGAGTGGATACACGCCGACTTTAAGCGTGTCCGCAATTACAAGTTCCACAAGCGTTTTTTCAAGCTTCTACAGCTCGGCTTCGAGTACTGGAACCCGACCGGTGGCGCAATTCTTCTCGAAGAGCGCAAGCTGGTAAACGGATTCGTCGACTATCTGTGTCGGCAGGTTGGGCAGCAGCATAGCGTTGCGCTTGCGGATGCTGCCGAACAATATCTGTCTGATACTGCGCACACCCGCACTGGTGATTTAGCCCTCCTGAAATCTTTTGATGCCTACCGTGAATGGGTGACCATCCAGGCAGGGTATTACACCGAACATGTCTATCCCGACGGTAGCCGTAATCGCCGTGCAAAATCGATCTCGTTTGCCAATATGGACGAAATCGAGTTCCACCAACTCTACAAATCAGCGCTGAATGTACTCTGGAATTTCATTCTGTTTCGGTCGTTCAAATCTCAGGAAGAAGTCGAAAACGTTGCGGCTCAGCTACAGGAGTACGCAGCATGAGTTTAAACCCGTATTGTCAGGCTCTGGCCGAACTTCGAAACCGTCATTCGCACATGCTGAAAGAGGTCGGCGATCAATGGCGTACCCCGGATGATCTCTGGTGGGGGATTAATGCGAAATTTGGTCCATTTTCACTTGATCTGTTTGCTGATCACCATAATGCAAAATGCGAATCGTATTACACCGCCGAAGATAACGCATTGGCCCAGGATTGGTCGGTACGTTTGGCCGAACTCGGCGGCGCAGCATACGCCAACCCACCTTACAGCCGCGCCCAGCAGCATGAAAACCAGTACATCACCGGAATGACGCACATCATGCAACACACTATCGCTATGCGTGAGAGCGGCGGTCGTTATGTCTTCCTCATCAAAGTTGCAACGAGCGAAAGCTGGTGGCCTGAGAACGCCGATCATACCGCGTTTATTCGTGGGCGAATTGGTTTCGATCTTCCCGATTGGTTTGTGCCGGCAGACGATAAGCAGAAACCGACAGGAGCCTTCTTTGCAGGAGCAATCGCTGTGTTTGATAAAACGTGGTCTGGCCCTGCGGTCAGTTACATCAGACGTGAAGAACTGGAAACCATGGGGCAAATGTTCCTGGCGCAGATCCGACGGGCAGCGATGAAATTAATCGGAGAGGCGGCATGAGAAATATCTACCGTAATAAAAAGTGGCTTGCTGCTGTCGGGCAGATTGAACAGTGCGTTTTGTGTGGTACGTGGGGAACTCAAGTTGCTCATCGTAATGAAGGCAAGGGCATGGGACTGAAAGTTGATGATTGCGCCACTGCGGCGATCTGCGTGTGTTGCCACGATAGCATCGATAATGGCAATAAGCTCTCACGAGACGAGCGCCGCCAGTTAATGGACCGCGCTATCGTTCTGACCTTAATTCAGATTGCCCGCCGTGGGCTGGTGGTACCGCAATGATGAACGAACAGCAACTTGAATATGTCCGCATCAATCTACGCTCTGCACTGGTGGATTCATCGGGCGGAACGAAAGGGCAGTTAGAGGCATTTGCTGAGCATCCACCGGCAGATAAAGAACGAAACCCACGAAAACCGGTACATGTCGTTGCACTGGATGATGGTCGGGGAGGTGTTCGGCAGGTTAAAGCAGAAAATTCAGCGTTGTATGTACTGGAAACTCGCAGCAGGCGTAGGCCATTACCACCGATAAACGAGTGTGAATTTGCTGCGGCACCTTGGCGCAGGGTTGTAAATTTACTTTCTGAACATGAACAAGCATGGGTACGTTATTGTTATGGACACAACCTGGACTTCAAACTTCAGACCCTAATTTGCCAACATGTATGGGAAACTTACGAGAGGGAGCTGGAGGGCGTTAAACTTCAGAAACGGGTAAGGTTACGGCTAATCTCATTGGTTTGGCTGGCGGTACAGGACGTTGCAGCGAAAAATAAGAATGATGAATACAGAGAATATGCAGCGACGGCATTGGCAAACCTATTGGCAATAAACCGCGATACTTGGTATCAAACATATGCTGTTCCTTGGCGAACGTTAAAGTCGATTGCCTCGGCGTTGGATGAAGGGGCTTTGGTGGAGGTGAAAGGAAAAGTGGTTATTGTCGACGCAGAGGATTGATATTGCAAAACCCGACACTTTCAGCTACATTTAAGCCTAATTCTGATATGTTGTCAAAATTGTATAAACCCGCCATTGAGCGGGTTTTTGCATTATGGCTGAGCGACTCTAAACCCTGATGGTATCCTGTTAGTCGTCCAACTTTCCTGTCGATAGGCAGCGTTCTGCTTCACCCTGCGTGCGAGCATTTTGCTGACAATATTTTGTTATTTCAGGTGATGCTTCGGGAGCCTCTCGCAAATATCCCGCAATGAAGGCTAAGTCAGCGTTTTCACATGCTTCAGCATAAGCGTATGTTGCTTTCTCTTCGAAAGTTTTACGTTTACCTGGATGCGCGTTACCTTCCGCATTAAAGAATTTCAGACGTTCTATAGCATAGTTGCAATCAGCTTGCGTTAATTGTGCAGAATGAGAAAAACTTACTGGGGCAAGGATCAGGAGAGCGAGGAAGAAGTTAGACTTCATAAAATTTCCATATTTGATGAGTTGCTTTAAAAGTATCAGAGTGATTATACGCTGCCAGACGTTAACTGGCACCCATTCGAGGCTGCGCTGATGCGTGGCCTTTTTTATGTCTTACGCCCGGCGTTCGCTGAGCGAACAAAGGAGCAAAAAGATGGCTGAGCCTGTAGGTACTACTGGAGCGGCAACAACCGCATTAACCGGTGTGACCGTCGTAGGGCTGTTATCTGGTGTGGATTCCGGGGTGTTGATCGGTGCGTTTGCCGGAGCTGTGATTTTTGTCATGTCGGCCAGTGAGTTCTCGTGGTTGAAAAAGATGGCTTTATTCGTGGCTTCGTTACTGGTGGGGATCCTTGCTGCACCGTTTGCAGCAGCGATTATCACGTGGGCGACTCCGGTAGGCATTGAAGCACATGAGCCGGTGGGTGCGCTGGTGGCTTCTGCAATAGCCGTCCGGCTTCTGATGTCAGCGAGTCAGAACCCTACAGGGTTCTTCGACCGATTCAGGCGAGGGGGGAGTGATGCTAAATGATTACCTCTTAATCGTTAATGCTATTACCTGCGCAGTTATGGCAGGCCGTATGTTGCTGTATCGCCGCAACGGGGCGACCCACCGACCTTTTGTATCGTTTTGTGCTTGGGTCCTGATCGTGGCCAGCGGTTCAGTCACCATCAGGGTGTTGGCCGGGACGTATACGCATGGCAACTGGTCGGAAACATTAATCAACATGGCGTTTTGCGTCGCGGTGATCGCATCGCGTGGCAACGTTATGGCTTTGGCAAAACCTTTCACGAGATAACCCCATGACAAAAGACCAATTTAAAGAGGCGGCTGGTATTGCTGCCGGATTAGCCACGCGCTGGTTTCCGCATTTGGAAGCGACCCTCATCGAATTCGGGATCTCGTCACCGGTGGAACAGGCAATGTTCATAGCTCAAGTCGGCCACGAATCGGCAGGCTTTACCGCAACAGCGGAATCCTTCAACTACAGCGTAGCCGGGCTGCAATCCACATTCGGCAACCGACTGACAACGGAACAATGCAAAATGCTTGGCCGTCAGCGGGGCGAGGCGGTGGTACCGGAAAATCGCCAAGCGGCGATCGCCAATTTGGTCTATGGCGGACGCTTGGGCAACAAAGGTTCGGGGGATGGCTGGAAATATCGCGGACGTGGCCTGATTCAGGTAACCGGCCTGGATAACTATCGGGCTTGCAGTGCTGGCATTAAAACAGATTTGGTCTTAGTGCCGGATCTGCTGGGGCAAGATGAATATGCCATGCGCTCCGCTGGCTGGTTCTGGCAATCCCGGAACTGCGGGAAATACGCGGGTGATGTTGAGCGGGTAACGCTGCTGATCAACGGCGGCAAGAACGGCATCGATGATCGGAAAGCCCGCTACGAAAAAGCGATTGCAGCATTGGCTGGAGTGTAGTGAAGACATGAAAATAAAATTTGAGTATTCGCTGGCACATTTCGCTGATGACCTGAAACCGTCACATGGCCCCCAAAAATGGCCGTGGTGGCGATTATTTGCGGTCAGCGTTATTCGGCAGGACATTCACCGGCCATCAACAGGTCGTAGGGTGTGGTTTTATACGCGCTGGGGCGCTGGTTATGCAGGCGTAATTTTTGACCGGCGCGCAGTATGACATGGCTCGCAAATAGTAAGGTGGCGCTGTTTTTCGTTGTTTTCGGCCTATTGGCCTACCTCTCCGTTAGCAACTGGAGCTATCGCAAAGATTTGGCACAGGCGCGGCAGCAGGTTGCCGAGCAGCGAAAAACGCTGGCGCAGCAGGCCGGACTGATCGCCACCATGCAGGAACAGGACGCCCGTAACCGCAAGCTGATGGCCGAACAGCAACAGAGAGAGCAGCAACTGCGCCAGCGGGGCGAAATCTACCAGAGGAAGTATCAGGATGCTATTAAAAACGACGAGTGCGCCCGCCGCGTTGCTCCTGGTGCTGTGCTTGACCTCCTGCGCACAACGGATACCAACACCTCCAGTACCGATCGTCCTATTGCCCCCTGAGTCAGTATTCAAACCCTGTGAAATACCAAAGATGCAGGGTGATACCTGGGGAGCCGTAGGCAGCTATGCGCTGGCCCTAAAAACGGCTTTATCAATATGTGCCGGCCAAGTGGCCACGCTGAATCAATGGCGGGCATCCGTCGGGAGATAACAAAATGTATGATCTACCGGGTACGGGAACTTTTCTTGTTTTGATGGCGGTATCCGCAGTTGTCGGATGGGCTGTAATTGAAGGAGTAATTAGCCTTTTCGGCTTTATTTTCGGTTAAGCATTACAGGTGGCCTTTGCGAGGGCCATCGATAATGTATTCGTATGGCGTAGATGACATGACACCTTCGACAATGGTCTGTATTGCCAGCGGCCCGTCATTGACGCGTTCAGATTGCCTGCTGGCCGTTAAATCTGAGTATCCCATAATCGCGGTGAACACAAGTTGGCGTCTGGTTCCTGAGTGCCAATATTTATTTGCCGCTGATTTTGCTTGGTGGGAAAAACATCACAGCTCGGTGGGTATATCTGCTGAACTGTGGACTGTCAGCGCAAGGGCTCACACCCGTTATGGGTTGAATCTGTTCATGCCTGGCGATGACGGTTCGTTTAATTCCGGGCAGCGAGCGATACAGCTTGCTGAATATCTCGGCGCTCGGCGGATCATCCTGTTGGGCTACGAATGCTCCCTGGAGAACGGCAAGCATTGGCATGGTGATCACCCTGACAAAATGCATAACCCCACACACCAAGAAGTTGAGCGATGGCATCGTGAGTTTGCTGCTTTGAATAAAAGTTTCCCAGATGTGGAAATAATTAATTGCTCTCGACGCACGGCTTTAACCTGTTTCCAAAAAAACATACCTGAGAGTTTATTTCATGCCTGAAAAACTTTATTTCGATGGGATGCATGGCATAGGTGACAATATTAACCAGCGTTGTTTTATTAAAGCACTGGCAAGTAAAGGTCACGAAATTTGGCTGAAAACACCCCTGCCAGAAATATATGCCGGTATCGATAATTTGCATTTTGTCAGAACAAACACGCCATTACGTACGCAGAGGAAAAATGAGCGGGCCAGTACGGTTACGTTTGTGCATGAGCCGCCAGGTATTCCATGCAAACGTATCTTTTATGGGAATGGGCATCTTCAGGCAGGAAGTATCTTTGATGCTATGGAACAGCAATTTGGCATTGAGCCGGCGGAGATGGATCTCCCGCGTTTTCTTGCGCCTGCGATCCCCCTGCCAAACGGCAAGCCAATAGCGCTCATCAGACCAACGACGGAGCGGACGGAGTGGCACAACGCCAGTCGAGGTCCGCACAATAAGTACATCGACATGGTGTCGCGGATGCTGGCTTTACGCGGTTTCCATGTGATTAGTATCGCGGACAACGAACCGGGGATGGAATGGATCCCGGATAGCGAGCCATTCGCACACAGAAAGCTGCACAACGGCGAATTGACGATAACCCAGATGTTGGCGCTGGTGGAAAGGGCTGACATTGTGCTGACCGGTGCTTGTGTCATTTCTCATGCGGCATTGGCGTACCAAAAGCCAATGATCTGCTTGCAAGGCGGTAATGGAGGTAATAACCACCACAGCAAAATTACGGATCCGCGCTGCATGGATTTATCGAGGGCGCTATTTGTCTATCCAGACAATTATTGCTGCTGTCAGGAAATGAAGCATGACTGCGATAAGACGATCAGTAACCTGCCTGATGTGGTGCGACCATTTATCAATAATGTTTGGTTTGAGGCAAGGAAACGGGTAGCGGCATGAAGACCTTTGACGAAGAAATTAAATCCGGCCTTGTCTGGATGCCAGAGTTAGGAATGGGGCGCTACCCGGTGCCGGAACAGCGCCCATATGATGACGGTTACTTTGCCCGTTACCGTGAAATGGCTGATACGCAGTTGGGGCATGAATTGACCGCTGCCCGTATCAGGCTGGTGGGGCGTCACTATGGAAGCGGTCCTGTGTTGGACGTAGGGATCGGTGCAGGTCAGTTTGTTGAAGCCAGGCCAAACACGCAGGGGTTTGATGTTAATCCAGCCGGGCTCGCGTGGTTGCAACAGCGTGGCCAGTGGGCTGACCTTTATGCAGATCGCTACCCGGTGCTGACGTTCTGGGACAGCCTGGAGCACATTGATCGTCCTGACATCGCTGTTGGAAAAGCAGAAGAATGGGTGTTCGTTTCGGTTCCGCTGTTTGAAAGTGGTGACGACATTCTACGCTCAAAGCATTTCCGGCCTGACGAGCATATCTGGTACTGGACGCGAGAAGGACTGGTGAACTGGTTTAAGGAGCAGGGGTTTGCGCTTGCCGAGGGTAACGATATCGAAACGCAGCTTGGTCGAGAAGGTATCGGTAGTTACGCATTTTTCCGGGTGTAAATCAGCAGTTACTACAGGGCGTCATTACGATGGCGCTTGATAGCGATTGTTTTCATAGTAGGAAGGTGGGCGACCGTTGGTAGTTGGAGCTACCGACGGCCATTCATACCCATCCACAGGTCATAATGAGTACGAACCAAGGCCCACTTGCTCTCGAGAGCAGGGCCATAGTATTGGATCCTCATAAATGGCCAAAGAAAAAAATCAATCGGCGTTGGTGATTGTTTACCGATCGCTCAATTCGTTGATTACTTATGCAAGAAATTCACGTACGCACACTGACGAGCAGGTGCGTAAAATTGCTGACAGCATTGAGGCGTTTGGTTGGACAAACCCGGTGTTGATCGATGATCACGGTGAGATTATCGCCGGTCATGGCCGGGTTATGGCGGCTGATCTGTTGGTTTTTGATGAGGTTCCGTGCATCGTTCTGGCTGGATTGAGTGACCAGCAGAAAAAGGCGTATCGCATCGCGGATAATAAACTGCCGCTGAGCGCAGGCTGGGACGACGATATGCTTCGTCTGGAGCTGGCTGATCTGTTGGATGCTGATTTCGATGTTTCACTAACCGGATTTGATGAGTCGGAGCTGGATGCGTTGTTTGCGGATGACGAGCCGCAGGCAACGGGCGAGGATCCGTATACGGCAAAAATCGACACGCCGGTTTATGAGCCATCGGAGGTTATTCCGACCATTTCTGAACTGTACGATGAAACAAAAACACGAAGCCTGGTGAAAAACATCAAGGCTGCAAACCTACCGAAAGAAATAGCCGCGTTTTTGATGAGTGCTGCCGAACGCCATGCTGTTTTCAACTTCAATAAAATCGCCGACTACTATGCCAATGCGCCGGCAGAGGTCCAGGCACTATTTGAAGAGTCCGCCCTGGTGATCATTGATTACAGGCAGGCCATCGAGAACGGTTTCGTCCACATGACCAAAAATATGGTTGATATTGTGTACGGGGATGAGGAGGACGGTGATGCGTGACGACTTCTGCGCCTTCATCCTGACTCATGGGAGGCCCGATAAAATTTATACCTATCGGCACCTGAGAAAATCGGGATACACCGGTAAAATTTATATCGTCATCGATGATGAGGATAAAACCCGCCAGCAGTATATCGAGCAGTTCGGCAGCAATGTGCTGATTTTCTCGAAGTCGGATATTGCCAGTCGGTTTGATGAGGCTGATAACTTCGGTGATCGCCGGTCAATCTTCTACGCCCGTAACGCTTGTTTCGAACTTGCGGAAAAAGTGGGGTGCAAATACTTCATTCAACTGGATGATGATTACACTGCATTTCAGTTTCGTGTCGATAAAGACCTAAATGCAGGTTATACGCTGGTTCAGAACCTCGACGCAATTTTGGGGGAAATGTTGGCGTACTACAAAGCGATCCCCGCAACGACCATTGCAATGGCCCAGGGTGGCGATTTTCTCGGTAGCGGCGGTGATAAAAATGCAGCCTGGCTAAAACGTAAAGCGATGAATAGCTTCATCTGCTCAACGGACAGGTCATTCGCGTTTATGGGGCGTGTTAACGAGGATGTGAACACGTATACCAATCTCGGCAGGCGTGGTGAGTTATTCATGACGGTCGGGGCTGTCCAGTTATTGCAGAAACAGACACAAACCAATTCCGGCGGCATGACAGAGCTATACCTGGACTCAGGTACGTACGTAAAAAGTTTTTACTCAGTGATGTTCTCACCATCATGCGTGAAGATTTCTCTGATGGGGTCCACGCATAAGCGCATACATCACAAAGTTTCGTGGAATAACGCCGCAGTAAAAATACTGCACGAGAAATACCGAAAAGCTGCCCCGAATAAAATTGGGGGTGGTGCATGATCCCTTACCGTAAGGTTGAGTCGCTCGCCGCTTGTCGGATGACTGAGCAACAGATTGCTGACGTGCTGGATATTGACCTTGGCGAGTTGAAACGGGAGCCAGAGACGATTGCGGCATTTCGTGAGGCCATTCGAAAAGGCAGGGCAAAGGGAGAGGCGGAATTAAGAACGGCGTTATACAGAAAAGCCAAAAGCGGCGATCCGCGAGCATTTCAAGAACTGCTGAGGCGAGAGAGACAACAGGACAGTGAATGATGAGCAAGCCCGACTGGAAGGAGCTGCAATCTCAGTTTGCTGCTGCTTACGCCAGTACGGGAATATCTCCGAAAGAATGGTGTGAACAGCGTGGACTGAATTACAACAATGCCCGCCGTTATATAAAAAAGCCTGCGCAGAAAAATGCGCAAAAAAAAACTGCGCAAAAAACTGCGCAGAATACTCAGCCAGTAGTTACAGCGCAGGGCGGGAAAGAAAAAAAACCTGCCTCAAGTTGCGCAAAACCAGATCCGAAAAGATCCCATTTCTGCGCAGATCTGACAGAGAAGGAAAAGCTGTTTGTTTCCTACTATCTCGAATGCCGCAATAAGTACGAGGCATATAAAAAGGCGGGATATACCGGTGGCGATCGGAACGCCAGGATGCTCTATCGGAAAACATCGGTGGCGAGGGCTATCAATCAGGGTATTGAGCAGTTAAGTGAGCAAGCAATATTAAGTGCTCAAGATATTCTCAAGCACTGGCATGAAATTGCTATTGCGGATCCCGGCGAGATTTCGCAGATGCGCCGGTGCTGCTGCCGGTATTGCTGGGGAGAAAATTTCCTTTACCAGTGGCGCGACATTGAAGAATTCGACAAGGCCGCAGAAAAAGCTTCGAAGGACAGTAAGCCTGAACCTGAATACGGTGGGCTTGGATTTATCCCCAACGATGACCCAAACCCGGATTGTCCGAAATGTGCTGGCGAAGGCCTGGCTGATGTCCATTTGTCCGATACACGGGATGTTGTCGGGCCAGCTCGTCGGCTGATCGCTGGCGTGAAGAAAACCAAGTTCGGTATCGAGGTAATGACGCGTGACCAGGATGCGGCATTAAAAAACCTTGCTGCATTCCACAACCTCGCTGCCAGTGAACAGGACAGGGAACTGCGCTTGTTGGAGATTGAGCGCGTTCGCCTAAGCAATCAAAAAATTCAGGCGGAAATTGAACACCTCAAGAAAGCTCCGGGAGGCTCAGGCGATATGGTGATTATCCACAACGCGCTGAAAGTGCCTGGCGCTGAGCCGCAGGACGTGCAGGAAGATGAATGATGAAGGAAATATTCATTCCTGAGCTGCACGCCGAGCAATTGAAAGTTTGGACTGAGGGGAGCGAGTACAGATATAACGCTGTTCGCTGTGGTCGCCGTTGGGGCAAGACGGTCATGCTGGTCGATATTGCTATCAGCTACGTCACCAATAAATTCCTGATACCGGGCACCAAAAAATCTATAGCGGGTCGTGTCGGTATTTTCACTGCTCAGTATCGGCAGTATCAGGAAATATTTGATGAGTTGATCGCCTATCTCGGGCCGCTGATCAAAACGCAGTCCCGCAGTGAAAAACGTATCTTGCTCAAAAACGGCGGCAAGATAGATTTCTGGGTAACGGACGATAACAAACTCGCCGGGCGCGGTCGTAAGTACCACGCGGTGCTGATTGATGAAGCTGCGTTTACCAAGTCCCCTGAAATGTTGGAGGAAATCTGGCCTCGAGCCATAAAGCCGACATTGGTCGATTATCGTGGCCGCGCCTGGGTGTTCTCAACGCCTGACGGTATTAACGACCAAAACTTTTTCTATGCCATCTGTAATGACCCTTCACACGGATTTCATGAGCACCACGCGCCATCCGCGTCTAACCCGCATCTTCCTGCTGATGAACTGGCGGAGATGGAAAAAAATACGGATCCGCGAGTATGGCAGCAGGAGTTCCTAGCTGAATTTATCGACTGGTCGAAAGATGCATTTCTCGATATTGAAAAGCTATTGGTGGATGGCAAGCCTGTAGCAATGCCGACTACCTGCGACATGATTTTCGCAGTTGCGGATACGGCCCTCAAGGGCGGGACAGAAAACGACGGGACTGGATTTGTTTACTTTGCATACGAGCAAACCTATTCCGAACCACGGCTGACAATCATCGACTGGGACATAACGCAGATTAAGGCGTCATTGCTTCCAGAATATATGCCGAGCGTTTACGACAATCTGGAGAGGCTGGCGAAAATCTGCCGGCCTCGCATGGGCAGTCAGGGCGTGTTCATGGAAGACGCTGCAATGGGGGCCATCCTCAACCAGAAAGCCGAAACAGAAAATTGGGATATGACCCCGATTAAGTCGGTGCTGACCTCGAAGGGGAAGGACGAACGTGCGGTATTGGCGTCAGGCCACCACTTCCAGGGTAAATGCAAAATAGCCCAAGCAGCCTTCGACAAAGCGGTGGAGTTCAAAAAGAAAACTGCAAACCACCTCTGGCGACAGATCGCCGGTTTTCATCTGGCGGACCCCAAAGCCCAGAAACGTGCCGATGACCTTTTCGACTGCTACGTATACGGACTGATCATCGCGTTCGGTAACTACGAGGCGCTTTAAAAACAGGAAATTCTGTAAATGGCAGAGATTCAGCTCAATGCAAATCTCAGTTCTGAACTGTGCAAAATACTCGAATCTGATGAAATTCAGCCGGGGACTGATGTTGGTTACGAACTGTGCAAATTACTCTGGCAGTACCACCCGTTGGGCGGCAAGTTGGTTGAAAAGCCGATCACCATGGCGATGTGTAAGCCACGGCTATACAACGTAGAAACCGACCCTGATGAACGTGTCGTGCGACAGTTCGAGAAGGTCTGGAAGCGCATGAACATGAGCGAAAGGATCAAAAACCTATTTTTCGTTTCTCGTTGTTATGGCGCTGCTGCTATCGGCGTTGGTTCTGATGGAACGGCATGCAGAGACCCATTACCAACGTTTGGACTACAGGAAGAGGACGTTTATATCAACGTATGGGATCCACTGAATGCCGCAGGCTCTATGGTGACCGACCAGAACCCTAACAGTCGTTATTTCCAGCAGGCAAACAAGACGCTAAAAATTAGCGGTAAACAGTGGCACCACTCACGCACGCTGAAAATCTTCAATGGGACGCCCATCTACCTTGAGTACCAAAACTCAACATTCGGTTTCACTGGCCGCAGCGTATTTCAGCGCGTCTTGTACCCGATGAAATCCTATGTCGGCACCATGACCGCCAATGATCTTGTTAGTCAGAAGGCCGGTGTGATGGTGGCTAAAACCGCGCAAAACGGCTCAGTAATTAGCGGGATCATGGCCGCAGCGGCAAAAGCCAAACGGGAAATTGTAAAAATCGCCAGAACTGGCGGCGTTATCAACATCGGCACAGGTGATGATATCGAGTCTCTGAACCTGCAAAACATCGATAAGGCTTTGAATGCGGCCCGGGACAACATCATCAGCGATATTGCATCTGGCAGTGACGTCCCCGCAGTGTTGATTAAAGAGGAGGCGTTCTCAAACGGATTTGGAGAAGGTACAGAGGATTCAAAAGCGATCAGTCAGTACGTCGACGGGGTGCGCGAGACGATCGCGCCGGTAATCGAATATTTCGAACAGCTTGTTCAGTACATCGCCTGGACGGAGGATTTCTTTACCTCTTTGAAAAGAGATTATCCTGAAATTATTACCGAGGATTACAAGACCACCTTTTATCAATGGCGGCGTGAGTTCACCGCCAAATGGCAAGAATTGGTCGAAGAGTCCCCTGACAAGCATCGTGAGAGCGACAGTAAGGTTGTACAGCAGGCAGTAGCAATATTCTCTTCTGTATCTCCGCAAGTTGACCCTGTTAATCGTGCAATTCTTGCCGATTGGCTTTCTAACGTAGCCAACTCAACGAAAACATACGGCGACGTCCCATTAATTATCGACATGGATACGCTTTCGAAATACCAGCCACCACCACCGCAGGATCTGAATAATGGCGGACAAACGAATCAGCCGAATGGGGAAGAAGAGGAAACTTAAAACCCTCTATGAGGTGCTGACTGATGCGATTAACTACTACGTCGATAAAGGGTGGGACAGCGAAAAGTCGTTGCTCTCATGGAGCCAAAAGCTTCGGGTAGCGGCCAGCAGAGAGTCACCCAGCAATGATGTAACGCGTAAGCATCTCACTTCTATCTACAGTCGTCTCGTCATCGATGGCGGGGCACTCCGGGACCAACCACCAGACGGCCCCACCAAAGTCACCCTCGACAAGATTAAGCCTGACCTCCGTAAAGAGCTGGATAAGCGCATATTCGCGAGTGCGAACCTGATTAAACTCAATCGTGAGCAGGCTATCGAGCGTACTGTGCAACGTTTTCAGGGCTGGGTGACATCTATCCCGCCCGACGGTGTGAGTGAGGTCGATAAAAACGAACAGAAAGCCGAGTTCCGCAAATCGGTTACTGATCTGGACTACATCAGCCGCCGAGTGGCGATTGACCAAGGGCACAAGCTGGCGAGCAACGTGAAGTATCTCCTCTCAATTCAGGGCGGTGCCATTGGCTTTCGCTGGCATTCCCCCTGGCGCAGGCCTGGCTACAATTTTCGCGAAGACCACAAGCAACGCGACACGCTCATTTATCTGGTGCGCGATTCGTGGGCGTTGGATCAGGGGTTAATTAGGCCAGTGAACGGTTATTACGACGAAATCACCGCTGCCGGCGAAGAGGTGTTTTGCAGTTGCCAGGTGTTCCCCATTTATGCCCCGCAGAAGTTGCCGGATGAATTTTTAACGGAGAAGGGAAAACGTGAATTTAACCGAGCTTGAACTGGCGCAGCGAATACGGGACGGCACTGCGCCGTCCCCGGTGAAGTTCTCAAATATGTGGCTGGTGAATCTGCGAATCACTGGTACCGGGCTGGCCTATCGCACTGGCCTGAAAGAACACGTATGGCGTGATCCGAAGCTCTATCTCAATGATGAGTTTCTGGCTCGCTGTAATGGGCTTCCAGTCATTGCTAATCACCCCGCCGGTGCAGTCCTGACCGAAGTGGATTTCACCGAGCGGATCGTGGGTAGCGTCATGCTGCCGTATATCCGCGGTGATGAGGTATGGGCGGTTTGCCGAATTTACATCAAAGACATTGTTGAGGCGATCGTAAAGGGCAAGGTATCAACCAGCCCGTCGGTCATTTTCAACAGCGAATCCGGGAATGTGGAGGTAATGGACGGAGACACCAATTTTCTTATCGAAGGTGTGCCGTTCTTGCTCGACCACATTGCTCTGGTAACAGAGGACCACGGCTCTTTGGGAGTGTGGGACAAAGAAAAGATCCCCGCTGGGGTCGAGGTTTCTAACACAACAGGTGACATTGATATGGACGAAAAACAGCTCGAAAGCATCATCGCGAAGGCAGTCGGCGACGCGTTGGGCAGCGTGAGTAAAGGGTTTGAAACAATCTCAGCACGAATGGATTCGCTGGAAAACGGTTTTAAGGCGCGAGCTGACGCTGAGGATACTGAAAAGAAAGAGGCGAAGGAAAAGGCCGATCAGGAAGAAAAGAAAAAAGCTGATGCCGCTGAAGAGGAGCAAAAAAAGGCTGATGAAGCCGAAGCTCAGAAAAAAGCTGAAGAAAAAGCCAAGGCTGACGAGGCCGAAGAGGAGCAGCGTAAGGCAGACCAGGCTAAGGCTGATGAGGAAAAGGCCAAAGCGGATGAAGCGGAAAATGCTAAATCCGACTCAGATATGACCGACGCAAGGGTTAAGGCTGACTCAGCCTATGTTGCATGTGGCAAACAGGCACCATCGCCATTTTCTGGTGAAAGGCCGCTGGATTACCGCAAGCGCGTGCTGATCGGTATGCAAAAACACTCCGATAAGCACAAAGACGTGAATATTCGCGCTATCGCTGATTCCGCGACGCTTTCAGTGCTTGAAGAGGCGATCTACAGCGAAGCGCGCAAAACCATTGAAAACGATATGAACAATACGCAGGGCCAATTGCATCAGCGTGTGCGCATGGATGAAGCAGGGCGTCGCATTACCGAATACCAGGGCGACCCGAACGTCTGGTTAGCTGCATTCAAAACTCCGGGGCGTCGCCTCGTTAAAATCAACACACCAGGGAGCATGAACAACCATGGCTGATATTAATTTCGCACCCTTCAAAACGCAGGGATCATTCTCCGGCAGTTTCAATGTCGAATCTCGTGGCCTGACCCAGGGCGACGCGCATGACGACCCGGCGATCCGCCTGCAATTGTGCTCCGGTACGCTGGCCGATGATCTCGACGCTCCTGTATGGGGCGGCATCGGTGTTGTTGAGTGCATCTCTACTGTTGAAACCAATGTGAGCGGTTCAACCATCAAGAAAGCGACCGCTTCGGTATGTAACGCATTCACCGTGTTTAACCAGGCATATCACGGTATTACCACCGCAAGTAATCCGGTGCCGCTGTATTTGGCGGGTGGTTCGGTTCACTACTACCGCATGGGGTCAGGTGCCCGGATCCCGTTGCCTATCAGTGCAGCAGTAGCCGCACTGGCAACAGGCAATGATCCGGTGGGCGCGGACGGCTTCGTGTGGGATATGACAGAAAATTGCGTGGATATTTACTCCAGCGGTTCGTCTTCCAACCCGAAAGTGAATATCAGTCTGTTGATGGTCTCCACTCAGGGGAACCTCACAGTTAAAAAAGAAACCAGCGGCAACGTGGTCTGGGAAAACGGCAAGCCTTGCGGCCTGTTCTTGATTTAAGGAGTCAGTAATGAGCGCATTTGCACCAGCGGTTACCACGGTATCGCCATCTATGATGCAACCGGACATCGTCATGCAATACAGCATGGCTTCCGGTGCTTTTGAAATTCTGCCGGGCGGAGCACCGTCCGCACGTATCGGGTCCAGTGACCTGGTTGTTTACCAGAAATATCTGCGAGCTACGACTCAGGCGCATGTCGGCCAATCTCTTCCAGGCCAGTTACCTTCTGCGAGTATCGTCCCAAGTTACGACCAGATGATGACCTATCGCATCTATTCCCGATCTCAGTACAGTTATCTCGATACTGATGCAGCGAGCCGTTGGGGTTACTCACTTAATAGCGGATTGCAACTGGCGAATCGCCAGGGTCATGCACAGCAGTTGCGTAACATGCTCATCTACGGCGTGAAGGCATCCAATAACGAGGGGATTGCCAACTCGCCGAACGCAACCACGGTCAATCTGGGCAGCGATAGCCATGGCAGCGACTCCTACACTACCTGGGACTCCGGTGAGATGGCGAAGTTTGTTCTTGGCCTGATCGCGGATCAGAAAACCAGGATGATGTTGTTGGGCCAAGCGCTGACTACCGTTGTTCTGTGCCCTCAGCGTTTTATGAAGGCATTGGAATGGACCGGCGTTGTCGAGCTGACCAGTTATCAGCGTCCAGGTGGTGGTACTGAGACGGTCGGCACCATGATTAAAAATATCGCTGATGGTGCCAGCGGGGATGATGTGATCTTCTGTCAGGATGACACGCTTATCGGTAAAGGTGCTGGTGGTACTGACCTCATCATTGTCACCAACCCTGAGCTGGTTGTACCGGAAGCACGTCAGGACATCAATACCAACATTTTCGCCACTCTAATGCCTAACCAGAAGGCCGTGAACGTGATGTTTTGCGATGTCGCAGCACCAACGGAAATCCCTTCCCCTATGCCTGATGGCGGCATTACTACGCTGTACACCATGCGCTCCACACCTGGCTGGAACTTCCGCTCAGAAGGCGTGACGCTGCTTTCCGCGAAGTACGCGTAATACTCTCGTTGTTCTAACTGATGGATTTGGGGAGAAAACACTCCCCATTTTTTTGAGGAAAATTCATGAAACTTTTTATCGCTAACTGCTCGCGTCAGGCACATAACTTCAATTACAAATTACCGGAAAAATCACAATCATTTGGCGTCACGATCCGAGCCGGTGGCCAGCATGTGATCGAAAACCAGTCAGATGTGATTCACCACATTATCAATCAGCATGAGCCTTATGGTTTCCAGCGTTGCGATAAAGTGGATAACACGTTTTCCGGTATCTGCTACGCCATCGACAAGCCGGTTACAGTGGGCCGAATCGAAGATAATGCGGAACAGAAAATTGAAAATCTTGACGATATGTCCCAGTCCATCCTGGAGGCGAACGCTATTTCAATGAGCAACGCGGTCGACAACGCAGTTCTCCAGAGCGGTCAGGTGCCTAAACCCGGTGAAGTGCAGATCGAAATCGTTGGCGAGGCCGTTAACGTTGAGCAGGATAACCCGCCAAAACTGAACAAAACGGTGAAGGTACAAAAATAATGACCACTTTGCGCCCGACGTTTGAGGGATTTCTCATCTTCGTTCGTGGCGTGATGGGCGTTCCGTTCGCCGCCATCGCCAACGACAACCCAACGCTAAAATGCTGCTACAACGCAGCGCTTGAGATCGTGAACGTCGGGATGGGATTGTGCCAGCTACCAACCATCCATACCGCCACCGTATACAACGCGGGTGGCTCACTGCTGCTGAACCATGCCATTGATACACCACCCAGTACCTACTTTACCGATATGCGCACAAAAATCGGCATCGGGAAAAAAGTGAATGGGTTGATGACCGCGGCAGCGGATCAGGGAACATCGGGATCGACGGTTATCAGCGATGCCATGAGCAATCTGACGTTAGCAGACCTGATGATGATGCAAGATCCCTATGGCCGGCAGGTTGTCGCCGTGTTGATGGAAATGGGGCCGCTCTGGGGGTATACGCCATGAAAGTTTGCCTGGGGGTTGTCGACATGCCATATGACTATGGCGACACCTCTGCAACCACGTATGAAGTCGCTGAAGCCCTGCAGGATAATTATCAGTTGTTCACTCACTTCTGGGAAGAACATCAGGACACCATATTGCCGGAGGTTGGGGAGGCCCTGGCCTATTCCATCATCAACCACATCCAGCATGGTGCACCACTCACCAGTGGGGAACTGCTGGGGGAAACGATGCGGTCATTTAACATCTTTCTCGAACGGGAGGAAATGGCTGGGCTGGCTGTCGATAAGGTTCCGACCCATGCCGCACTGGAGGGGCGGAATTCTCGTCTGAAAGTAGAACGTGGTGAGCGGCGTCCATCATTTATTGATGGCGGTCTCTTCAAATCATCATTTATCGCGTGGATAGACAACGATGCCGAGTCTTGACGAAATTGCCGAAAATACCGGCACTCAACTCTCCGCAGTCCTCCAGTCCGCCGTCGAAACCATCTCATCCAGCCAGCAAATCACTTTTCGTCTCTACGTAAAGCAAGTCTTGCCGCTGGACGGTTTCGTGTACTGGGTGAATGCGGAAATCATAAACAAGGATGAGCTGGCGCGTCTGGAGATCGACAGCCTGCACACGGTGGCGATCAATGGCAGCTTACACCGTCAGGTGGTTACCGAGCAGTCTGAAACGCTTTCCCGCGCGGTGAACAGCATTATTTTCACGCCAACGGAAAAGATAGACGATTTTAACGCCGAAAACCCTGACTCCATTTATCTGGGGGAGTATGCCGGCACGCAGTTCGCATTCTCGCGAATGGACAGTCGGTATACCCAGGCGGGGATCTACCATTATCGGGGAACGGCGATATTGCCAACGATGCGGACACAGATCATCGACAGCCCTGATGATGTTTCTGACGAACTGATTCTTTCCAACAGCACGCCGATCTGGCTGGCGTTGAAAAAATTCGCAACGGTTTACCCGTCATTCCTTTCCCCGGCGAACTTGAAACCCCCGTATATCGTCGCTGATGTGCGAGATACCCAACCGCTCCAAATGGCCCCGCTCATGAATGCCACGGCTCGCTGGCAGCATGTGCAGGACCGTGTGCGAGTCACGCTATACGGCATGAGTAATGCCGATGTGTTGGCCTATCTCGATTACGTAGTGTCCTCCGCGTTGGAGGATGAACATTTTGGTATTACCAACCTGCCGGTAGTCACTGACGGTAAAGCCAACCAGGTTGAGATCACCGCGCTGGCGAAACAAAAATTCATCGACTTTGACGTCAATTACTACCAGGCGACGACGCGCGATATTTCCAGACAGCTTATCAAAGAAGTCATCTTTAATTACGAGGTCGAATAATGGCTTACAACATTGTTACGGTTAACGTCTCGCAGACCATCGGTGCTACACCGTCCAATTTGCAACAGATGTCCGCCATCATTTCTGTCGGGTCCACGCTACAGAAGCTAGGTGTGCCGGTACTGATTACTCAAAACTCTGAAATCACTGATCTGGTTAAGAACGCTATTGGTTCACTGAAGGCCGAAGCTGCATCATTTGGGGCGGATGTGACGCTGACGTTGCCTGATGGCGTTGCTATCGATCGGGAGATTGGCAGCGAAATCGAAATAACAGTCATTGGTTGTTCGCCGGCCAAGTGGAACGGTGTCTACACGGCAACGCTAACGGCACCTGACACGCTCACATGGGTTTCCCTTGAGGATCTGTCTGGAGAGCCGACAACGCTCGGGACCTTTGCCATTGAAGGCAGTGACGATTTGGTCACGGCGGTAAATACCTTCTTTGCGCAGGGTAACTCAGTAGGCACGTACCTACTGGAGTTGGGGTATCTCGACGGCAAGGTCAAGGATGAAGTGGCCGCGCTGAAAACTTACATGGAAGAGCCACTCAAGGCGTTTTATGCGTATCTGGTACCGGCGGCATGGGATCAGGATCCGGACTTCATCACGTTGACGAAGCTGTATACAGCGAATGAGGCCAAGCAATATTTCTTCGTGTTGACAAAAGAGCCGACGGACAGCAATTACCTCACGCCGTACGACAATATCAAGTCGGTGGTTGCGGTGAACGATGACACTTACCCGACAACGAACGCCGCCGCATCAGTGATGTGGAATTTAGTCTCTGCGTCACCATCAGAGATCAATAAAGTGCCGCCAATGGCATTCCGCTTCCTGCAAGCCGTGAATGCGAATAAGGCCAAGGCGTCCATCCTCGCCACTATGACGAAGCAAAATATCAACTACGTCGGAACCGGGGCAGAAGGCGGCATTGCCAATACCATTCTCATTAAGGGGGTGACCAGTGACGGTAATGATATGTCCTATTGGTACTCCGTGGACTGGGTACAGATTAACGTCGACATGATGCTGGCTAACGCCGTGATCAACGGCAGCAACAACCCCATCAACCCACTTTATTACGATCAGGATGGTATCGACCGTCTACAACTGGTGGCGCAGGGCGTCTTCAATACTGGCACATCGTACGGCCTGGTAAACGGTTCCCCTGTGGTTAACGCCATTTCGTTTAAGACCTATACCAAAGACAACCCGAACGATTACAAAATTGGTCGTTATGCCGGGCTTTCAGCGACGTATACCCCAATGCGAGGGTTTACCGAAATTACCTTCAACATCAACGTCACCATGCAATTGGCTTAAAGGAGCTGAACCGTGCCGAATCCAATGATCAGTCCCGGTGTTCTCAACCGCATCCGGGCCAGTGCCAAATTTACCGATCACCCTGAGCTGAATGTGTCTGCTTCCTACCTTGCGAAAGAAGGGGTGGAGATTTCATTCCAGGGCAACATTGTCGAGCCGCTACAGGCCATGACGGGTGTCGTTCAGTCTCCGCAACCCTACATACTGGCTCAGGCGAAAATTCACCTGTTGCGCAGCCAGGCGCTCGCTACACAGTATAAAAAACAATGGGAAGTGAACGGCATCGTGGGGGATGTACGCCTATACACCGACAGCAGTGTGTTTGGTGAGTTCGATATGACCAACACGGCGATCACCTCTGTCGGCGATATGACTTTTGCCGGCGGAGATCCTGGCGTTGTTATTACGCTGACCGGTACTTATTACGTCAACTCGGATATGTGGGAACTTTGATGAAAATTTCGCGTGCTATGAACCTTATCGTGCCGGTGGAAACGGAGACCGGCACGGCTTACATCCATTCAACTCCCATTTCCAAGGAAATCTATAAAGAACATTTCCTGATCCTCAGCAAAACTTTTGCTGCCATTTTCACCGAAGGGTTAGGAACCGTCGTCGGGCCGCGTATCGCTTACATGATGCTGGAAAAAATCGCGACTGATGCCGGTGTATGGGAAGGCGCAGATGGTATCCGTAATACGCTGGTGGGCGAAATCATTCGCCTTTCCAACTTGGTTTATCCGGTTGATGGGAAAGGTTGGGATACCAAGCCCCTCGATGTGGCGTTGGAAAAGGGCGTTGTAGAGCTGGATGAAATGATCGGCGAACTCGTTTTTTTTACATGCGTCTCTGCGATAAACAAACCAGATCAGGCAAGGACGTTAATGGAGGTCGTGAGTGGTCTGTGGAACAGTGCAACCACATCATTGAGCCTTATGGCCTGGATCGATTCGTTGGCGACATCGAAGCCACCCGCCAATTCTGGCGAGACGGCGAGCACCTCGTCAGCGACATCCTCGACTATTGTGCCGGTATAGGTTTCCGCGAATTATTTATCGACACGCCGTTAAATCTGAAAACAGCAGCTCAGTTGCGTGAGCTGCTGAAGTGCAAACCACCCGGGGGGCTTTAATGGCCGGAAACCAATTACCTGTACTGACGCTGGATATCGATGAAGAGAAGATCCGCCAGTTGCAGGAGATCACGGAAAAATTCAAAGCGGCATTTGGAGCGGGACCTGGCGGGTTTACTGTTAATGCCCCTCCACCACAGAAAACCATTCCAGGTGCAAATGACTCTCCCCCTAGTCAGCAGAAAGGCACTCTACCCGCTCAGCGTCAGCGGGATGATAATGGGCGATTTATTACTTCCGGGGGAGTTAAACCTACAACGCCGAAGCCGAAAGGTGTTGAAGAAAGCGGTTTTGAAAAATTCCTTAAGCGGTTGAATAAAAATGCCCAGGGAACTTTAAAAACGTTTGGCCTTATTAACCGAACGCTGGGAACCACTACGACTAAGCTGAAGGGGCTTTTTTCCACAACTTTGTCGTGGGGGACAAAACTGTTGGCGTTGAGCGTGGCGGGACCGTTTGGTTACGGCCTGATGGCTCGTCAGGCAACAGGCCAATACCGTGATTCGCAGGGGTTGGGGGTAACCACAGGGCAGTTGCAGGCGGCGAAGAATGTCTACGGTACCCGTATCTCCGGTACAGACAGCATTATGCAAACGCTGGCCGAAGTACAGAACGACCCGAAGAATCCCGCCTATAAAGGGCTGATGGCTTTGGGGGTAAACCCTACGGATGGTGTTAATGCAAACTTGCCAAAACTACTGACAAAGCTTGATGAGTTGTCAAAACAGTATAAAGGCACTGGTGCGGTACAAACGGTGTTGAGTAATATGGGACTAGGATTTGTCGGCACGGAAACGATGAATCAGATCAAGGCGAATAGTGGCTATCTCCCACTACTTAATCAGCAGTATGCCGAACGTTCACAGCACCTAGATTCAGGAATTGGCGGTGGTACGCAGGAAGCCTTACAGCGAGCGTACTCAAACCTGTCCTATAACGCTGATAGGATTGGAAATACGTTTCTTACTGCCTTGGGTAAGCTTTCGCCTTCAATTACTAAATTCTCCGATTCCATTACTTCAGGGCTGGAAAAATTTATTCGGGGCGAGAATGGAAAGGCTCTTTTTGAAACAGTAGCCCGAGGGCTTGAGAAGTTGGCAACCTGGCTTGGGAGTGATCAGTTTCAAAAAGACCTCACCGAGTTTGGGCGAGCAGTGAAGGCAATAGTGCTTGCGTTGCGTGATGCGGTTCTATGGATTACCGGAAACGTTAATTTATCTGGTGCAGGCACCGGGAAAGATAAAGCTGATAGCAGCTTGGTTAATTTTGGTGACAAATATTTGGATGGGCAACTTCCTGGGGCCAATCCCCTGACCAACAAATATACCGGTATTTTTTCAGAAGATGCTGCTCATAGTAAATATCAAATGCCAAGCGGATTGAAAGGTAATGTTCAGGATTTTGTTGAGCAAATGAATGATAAGGCTCAATTGCCGAGAGGATTAATGTCAGCTATAGCTGAAACCGAGTCGTCTTGGAATCCTTTGGCGAAAGGCCCCATGCTAAAAGATGGTACTTTCGCTGCCGGTTTATTCCAGTTCATTCCTCAGACAGCTAAAGCCTATGGTTTAACTGAGGGGGAGCGCTATGATCCCAATAAATCAACTTTTGCAGCAGCCAGATATCTCCAAGACAATATGCGGCGTTATAAGGGGGATATTGCGAAAACCCTTACGCAATATAATGGCGGGAAGATTGATAACGACGGTAATCTCAGCCTGAGAAAGGAAACCGTAAAATACCTCATGAAAATCCTTCCGCAAGTGCAAGGTGGATTAGAGCAACATCCTGGTATCATAGGGCAATTGAGTGCAGCACGCGACCAGCTTGCCCGTTCTCCAGATGATGCTCGCGCCACTATCAAGCTCGATATAAACCAAATGCCAGGCTCTGACATTAGTGCTCAGGTGCGTGGTGTTTATATACCTCCGAGGTGATAATGGGACTGAACTATTTCGGTAAAGCCTTTCAATTGGCGTTCGAAATCTCTCCGATTATGTTGGTTGATGGGCTGGCCACAGAGGTTCCTGGTGGTACGTTGCCCATAGCTGCAATCACGGAAGGATTGAGTATTGCTAATGGCTTACTGCATGGTGAGATTGGTAATGGGCCGACAGCGCACTTTATGCCAATGGCCGGCACTACGCTGATTCAGCAGGATATAGGGAACCTAAATTTCTATAACCAGGCTACGGCTGCTAATGCGGTGGTGAATCGGCCCAACAGGGTCATGATGCAGATGTTGCGACCGGTATCCACCACGGACGGCGGATATGCCACTAAATCTCTGACGTTTACAGCGTTGAAAATGGCGCTGGATAAGCACAATCAGAGCGGCGGAAGTTACACCGTGTTGACCCCAGCGTTTATCTATACCGGGTGCCTGCTGCGTTCTGTGATTGATAATTCCGGGTTTTCGGAGCAGAACAAGCAGGTTCAGCATTCGTGGATGTTTGAGTTTGAGCAACCGCTATTAACCATATCCCAGCTTGAAGCCACTCTCGGTAACCTGATGAACAAGTTTGACTCAGGTATGCCTGCATCGGGTGGTCTTGGTTGGAGCGCCAATGGGACCCAAATAGCAGGACCTCCGCCATTATGACGACAATCATTCCATTTAAGCCGAACGGACAAGCGCCGTTTTCATTCCAGGCAACTGTTGGTGGCGTGAATCTTTTCGCTACAGTGCCGTACAACCTATACGCCAATCGTTACTACCTGAAATTGGCTGATGGTCAGGGGAATACGGCTGTTTATATTCCCCTTATCGAATCGCCGGATGATTACGACATAAATTTGGCGTTGCCATACGCCCCCGGTTCACTGGTGTATCGAGCCAGTAGCCGTCAGTTTGAGGCCGTATAGGATGAGATATTACCGATTAGAAATTACAGATAAGGATGGACGTCCTGCCTTTGCTCGTGATGGAACGCCAATAGGTCCATTTGATACTTCGGATCGACCTGGTTATGGCCTTCATATAGCTTTCGATGCACTTATTGCTGGCTATGACGTCATTAGCAGTGGTACAGCAATTGCTATCTATGGTTTACCGATCACAATGCTGAGCCAAAGTGTGCAGCTTAGCGGCTATCAGGTGAATTTGTACGCCGGGTTTTCTAAAGGCTTACCGCTGGCTAATGCCGCTCAATCGGGACCATTACCGATTATCAGCGGCCTGGTATACAACCCTTATGCGAACTGGATCGGCACAGAGCAGTCTCTGAATTTTATCGTTAACCCCAGTCCATTATTGAACGGTAATGGTCAGGGATTCAGCATAACTCTGGATGGAAAAAAGGGAGAGAAGATCAGTGATGTGCTAAGGCGAGCACTCACCGCTAGTTTTCCTAATTCGACTATTAATATTGAGATTAGTGATCTGCTGGTGCTACCGGAGGATTGGCCTGCTGTATACCACCGAATGGGGCAGTTAGCGGCTGTAATTCGAGGCCAGTCATTTAGCATGATTCGGTCTGACAGCTATAGCGGCGTTCAGATAGTCATGCAAAATGGGATGATCCGCGTATTTGACAACATCACCGCTGGTGAGGGCGGTGGGATCAAAATCCTCCCGCAAGAACTGATTGGTCAGCCTACATGGTTGGGTGTGGTGAGTATGTCATTCAAATGCCCACTGAGGGCAGATCTTCACTGTGGCGACGTTGTTGAATTACCTGAGAATATAATTTCCGGTCCGACCTCAATCCTGTCGGTAAATTCTGAGCAATCTTATTCTATGCTCAGAAACACTGTGAATTTCTCCGGCAAGTTTCTCATCACTTCTGTTCGCCATGTAGGTCAGTATCTATCCCCCGATAGCAGTAATGCCTGGGTAACCATTTACGAAGCCATTGCGCAGGTACAATGAAAAATGAGTGATTCACAGAAGTTTCCCTTTGCAAGAGCAATGGCGAACATGGTGAGCACTATTGCAGAGGATAACGCGGCCATACGCGGTCGTGCACTTCCTTGCCATGTTGTCGCTGTTAAGGGGCAGATTGTCACAGTGCAGTTCGACATTTTGCCAGATGGAGTGCAGTACCCACAGATAACCATACCGATCGCTACGTTTGCTTATGTCCGGTATCCGATACAGGTCGGAGATAAAGGGGTTACTGTGCCGGCTGATGTATCGTTGCGCGGAGTGTCTGGTTTAGGTACGGGAATCGCAAGCCTTTCATTATCCCCGTCGCTGACCCCGTTATTTTTCGTGCCAATCGCTAACTCAAAGTGGTCTGATGAGGATCCAGATAAACTGGTTCTCTACGGGCCAGATGGCGCAGTATTAAAAACAGCGAAGGGTGATGCATCGGTAGTAGCAGAGACCGGAGCGGTAACGGCTCAGGCAGAAAAAGTAACGCTGAAAGGGATGATGTTTTTTGATGGGCCAATAACGCAGCAAAACTCGGGTGGCGGCGGAGACACGACAGCGTCGATGATTGGCCCTGTCACTATTGAATTGGACGTCACCGCCTCTGGAATCAGCCTTGTTAATCACACTCACGATGTCGTGGGCGTGCAATCCGGCGGCAGCACCATAACAACGAGTAAACCGAAATGAGGACTTGGGGTAGGGTTCCTGATGGGAACGGTAAACAAAAATGGGTTGTCGTGGAATCTGATGCAGATGGTGATTTCTCCTATGGCTGGCTAACCACGCTGATTCAGACGCTGAAACTTGGCCTGGGAGAATCGCCGTTCTACGCCCAGTATGGCATACCGGCGCAGCAATCCATTGTTACGCAGGTTTACCCAGATTATTACGTGAACGTCACCCAGCAGCAGTTCACCGGTTACTTTGCATCGCTGTCGATTACCAAGGTTGAGGGCGCAAAGAAACCGACGTACAACGTACAGGCTGTATTCCTCAACGGGGTAACGTACCGGGGCGACATTGCAATTTGAAGTGGTTTAAGCATCATCATTCAAAATGAGACGGAAATAAGCGAGAATGCAATGATTTTACTTTTATCAGAGGTCAGTGCATGAGTTTTTCCATTGAAACGACAAGGAATGGCAGTCGCGTTGAAACCAAGGTTGTTATTAAGAATGGGACTGGTTCTGTTTTTAAGCATACTTTCCTCGAAATCCCAATGGTGGATTTTATCTCTCACTCACACCGATACCTGTTGGTAAAGTTCGCTATGGGCGTTAGTGTTGACTCAGGGAAGTTGGTGTTGTTTGATTTGAATGAATTGCATATTGTGTTTTCGATAGTTCCGGCTTGGGTGCCAAGCTTTGACTATGAATTTAGCAGTGATGATAAGCATGTGTTATTAAAACATGATAAAGGTCTTGTTGTTTATAATCGGTGTGGTGAAGTTATATATAACCGATTGGTTTCTTAGTTGGGGGCGTTATGAAGAAGCTTATATTGACTGTGTTTTCATTGCTTGGTTTTATGGTGACATTTACATGCCAAAGTGGTAATGAATTAACTGCACAGCAGAAACAGCTATTGATGCGAATGGGAAGCGATAATGTAGCTTTAGATGATATGTCTAAGGCCTGTGTTTTGGTAGGGGAAGGGTATACAAAAAAAGCATCTGAATTACTAGGCGGTATTGATTGGGAAAAAACATCGATAAAGGTCAAAGGTTCAAATGTGTCTATTGATGGTATTGTCGATTATTTCATGAGTCATACTAAGTTTGATAAAGAATCATGTGATGATTACAGTCGAACACTATTTAATGATTCACTAACTCGATAAGCAATAGTTACTCAAAGGCCGCGCATATGTCGCGGTTTTTTTATGGAGATAATATGGCAGACTTACCAATAGTGGTCACGCAATCCGGCGCACAACCCACACCACCAAAAACACTTTTGTCGAATCTTATTACAAACGTTTCTGCCATTGTTCCCGGTTATACGGCTAATCTCCCCGCAGGGCTTATCACCGACTTGGCAAGTACGGCTACTGGTGCTGTAGCTCTTATCGATAGCGCCATGGTGGATACTATCAACTCGGTGACGCCATACGGTGCCAACGTACCGATGCTGATGCAACTGGGGAATATCTATGGTGTAACGCAGGGGCAAGGCTCCAATACCTCTGTAAACGTCACCTTCATGGGGTTACCTGGCTTCGTCATTCCGAAGGGATTTATCGTTTCTGACGGCAACTACCAATATGCAGTACAGAACAATACCATCGTTCCCAACGGGGGCCAGACAGCGCCAGTCTACTGCCTGGCAACCACGCCGGGGTCATGGGCCGTTCCTGAAGCTTCCGTGACCCAAATCATTACCTCAGTCCCCAGTTCGATTACGTTGACTTGTACGAACGTTACTACGGGTGTTGCCGGCGAAGATAAGCAACCAGAGTCGTCGTATCGTGCACAGGTTATGCAGTCCGGCATGTCCACTGCGCAAGGGGTTCCCACGTTTTTGCGAACGTTATTGCAAAAAGTACCAGGAGTTAAAAGTAATCTTATTTCCTATCGAAATATCAGTGCTGGCAAATGGGCGTTGATTGTTGGCGGGGGAGATCCTAACGACGTTGGTTTGGCTGTCTACCAGGCGATCCCGGATATTTCCGTACTGACGGCGGACGTTGTCGACGGTGAGGGGAATAAACCCGACAGCATCACTGTAACCATCACCGATTACCCAGACCAATACAGCATACCGATCATCCTGCCGACATCGCAGATGGTGACGCTTATCCTGACGTGGAACATTCGGGTAACTGAGTTGCTTGACCCGGATAGTGTGTCTTCGGCCACGACGGCGCAGTTAGTGGAGTACATCAATGGGATACCTATCGGTGAGCCCATAAATACGTATCAGGTAGAGTCCATCTTCCTGTCAGCAATCTCTCCGCTTATCAACCCATCGCAAGTGTCGTTGATTGAAATCAGCATTGGTATTAATGGTGTAATTGTTCCGCCCGCACCAGGTACGGGGCTTGTATATGGCGGCGAGTATAGTTATTTCACTACAGACTCATCACATGTGACGGTACAGCAATATGGAAACAATAGTTGATAAAATAATACCGGCATATCCATTTGTTCAGTATAACGATGACCCCAATATTGTAGCGTTTTTCACTTCATACAATAAAATGGCACAAGACTACCTCACGGCATTTAACACCCTTACATTACCGTACTGGCCGGGAGAGAAAATCAATGGTTATCTTCTGGACTGGATAGCGGCTGGCATCTATGGCGTTACAAGGCCGTATTTGAAAATATCAGAAGGAAGTGTCGCGAAGGGGACTTACAACAGCGTTGAATATAATACGGTCCCTTACGCCAGGCTAAAGAGTTATCGACCTGGACAAACACAGTACTTACCTGATGAGTACTTTAAACGAATTCTCACATGGAATTTTTATAAAGGTGATGGTTTCCAATTCTCTACACCATGGCTTAAACGTCGCCTTTCTCGATTTATACACGGAAAGGCAGGTGTTGACCCAAAAATTCAGAACACATTCGATATGAGCGTAACGAGCAGCAAGGGTGTATTTGAATTGTCTATTCCAGATTATGGCGATGGTATCGGCAACTTTTTGAAAACGGCGATAGAGCAGGGGTTGGTTAATCTCCCTTTTATTTACTCATTCAACGTGATGGTAATTGAACAATGATTATAGGATTCGGTAATAATGTGGTGTCCGCGCTTGCTTCGGATATCACAGCAACGCAAACCTCATTTGCGGTAATGCCTGGTGGCGGCGATAAGTTTGCCAGTTTGCTAACAACTGACATATCGGCCCCAAACAGCCCGCACGGAATTTATGCAAAACTAACGTTGACTGATAGCCAGCAAACTGTTTTTGAAATATGCCATCTAATGTCGGTAAGCCAAGATACATTGACCGTATTACGAGCCCAGGAAGGAACATCGGCCAAAGGCTGGTCACTGAATGACGTGATTGCAAATTTTGCTACACGAGGATCTGAGCAGCAGTTTGTTCAGATAGAGGAGTTGCAGGCAGGGGACTATACGGCGGCTAAGGCTGGTGGCACAGCGAATGCCCTGGCTATATCGTTGGCTTCGTCGTTTTTCAATAACGAATCTACGGACTGGCAATTAAATACGCCACTAATCATCACGCCAACGGTTACCAATACCAGCGCTGCAACTATGCAGGTGACTATTTCCGGTAAGGTAGTCGGCACTTACCCATTGGTGAAGGGGAATAACACTGCGCTTCAGGCGGGGGATATTGTTGCTAAAAGTCCGTTCGTTACCGTTTTCAACTCTGAGCAAGAGCGGTTTATTATATTAAATCCGACAACAGAGATCGGGTTGGTTCGAACCGTTAACTCACATGGCCCAGATGCTAGTGGAAACGTAAAACTGGGTACTGCTGCTGATGCCGATGTGGGAACTGCTGCTGGCAATGTCATGGCGGTTGGTGCCTTTGGTTTGGGGCGAGGTGCAAACCATAAAGACGATGCCTATAACAACATTGGTGAAATTTATCGCGTTAATAATACCTCCGCAAACGCCCCTACAACAGGTGTTGCCGGTGTCGTTAGTTTGCCATGCGACGGTGGCCCATCGACAGCCTATGTCGCTGTCAGTAATGCCGGTGCTGCGTGGGTAGGTTCTTCAAGCATTCCCGCGAACGGTATCAAATGGAACCGCGTATACACCACGGCATATAAACCCACTGCGCAGGATACTGGGGCTTTACCGTTAACGGGGGGCACCTGTACCGGTCAGATTATCGCTCCTAACTTTGCTAGCACCCCAGACGCTACACCTGTTGGCTCTGGAACCTACTCTGAACAATTGAGTAACCAGGCCCCGTTCTTCCAGCCTAACTGGCAATGGCCGGTAACTTCTGGCGGGATTTTTGTGCCAATTGCTAAAGGGACGTCGACCCGGAAGGATAAAGGCTGGCCGACTGCGATAAGCTACGGCTATCTGATGCCCGGTGAAGATATGCATGCCCATCCTGTCATCCATGCATTGGGCGATAGCGGCATGGAAAACATCTGGGAGTTTGACACACAGACCGGCGGTTTGCGCAGTGGTAAGGCGGGAGAATTCGCTACTCAGAATTGGGTTAACAGTCGATGTCCGTTCCCCGTTGGCTATTTCATGCTGATGGGAAATGACAGTGACCCCAACGGCTTATATCCCGGCACGGCGTGGCAAGACATGACCGGCGCGTACGATGGTCGAGTGCTTAGCCTTGGGTACGACGCCCTGGGTACCGGGGGCAGCAATAGCGTTACCCTGGGAGTGGAGCACATGCCGCCACATTCCCATAACCTCAAAGCCTACCATTCAAATACGTCACTTGATGGTGGGTGGTCAAGCCGCTATAGCGTCGACCCAAGTGAAGGTTCAGAGGCTAATGATGTCATCAACTCCACTGGCGGTGGGCAGAGTTTTAATGTGACAAACGCCTATGTACATTTGCGCGGCTGGATGCGAACTGCATAATAAAAACCCGCGAATTATCGCGGGTAATTTTAGGCTCCCTGGTGTCGGTGAGCGTTTATGCTTTCTTTTTCCGTCCAATGAATATGGCGCGGGAGAGTTTAAAAATACTGCTTATTGTTTTTTTCAATGGCGATGCAGGTTTGCATTTATCACAATAACCAGGCTCACCATTTTCCCATGCGGATTTATCATCAATCCAGAGTCCGCATACCTTGCAAAATGTCATGTTCACAAAGGCCCCCTTGCGAAAATTTATGCTGCAATGACTTTACAGGCATATAACAACATTGTTCAAATGGGTATCGCCGATCAATTTGTGCATAATTGATCGCTGAAAACGATCGTTTAATCACGGACTTGTGCCAGTTGATTAGGTTTACATGGTAGTCTTTTCATAAATTGGTCGGAGGCGGGTATGCAGCAGGACGAAGAAAATGCAGTGTTCATAGCTAACGAGATTGGTGCGGCAGTGATTGATCTGATCGCACATGACATGGAGGTTAACCGTGCAAATATTGCTGGGATTCTTGAAGGAAAGCGAAAGGTTGTCGGCAACACGCTTTACAAGGGAGTGTTGCGGGATGCTGCCGCTTTGGTCCGTGAGAAAAAATAG